CGCGGATCGTTGAGAGGTCAGTCCGGCTTCGCGACGCCAGGCATTCAGCAAGCCGCGATTGACGCCCCAGCGCCGGGCAATCGCCGAGATGTTCACGTCGGGCTCTGCGCTTTCCGCAAGGATCCGCGCCTTCTCCTCTTCAGTCCAATTCCGCCGCTGGCGACGACCGGTGATCACCTCGATCCGACGATATTTTCCCTCATGCCTGGCTTCATGCATGCCTTCATCCATGACTTCAAGCATGGCATCAGCGCGATCTCCAACCATTCGTTCCGCTCCTGTCGATGAAGGAGCTTATCTCGCGGTCTCTACCAACAAAGAAAAGGTGGGCTGTTCGTCGCGCTCACACTCGAACCGCCTTGATGGCGCTCCTCCCCAGGGTGAACGCCGTCCTCAATCTATACGACATAGGGCAGCCATTGGTCGCTCAGGGTTTCACGGAAACCGAGATCCTAGATGTACTCATCGATCTGACACACCAGAAGGATATCGAACTTCTTCCCGGCAATCAGTTGAGAGTTCTTAGATCGGTGTCTTGCACTGCTGCAAGATGACGGCTGAGTGCATCGGCTACAATCTCCGGCGACTTCTCGCCTGCGGTCACAAGTTGGATTGCCGTAGCCATCGCTTCGTGACCGCGCTGGCTATCCAACTCAACACCATGCTGCTCGCACCATTTGCGAACCACGCTGGTAACGCAGTCGATGCCATCGTCGTCTAGGGAAAGAAGATTGAGAAGAGACATGTTCTGCTCCTCCGTGGTGCGGCAAGAGCAAGAATGTCTCTCAAGCGACCTCCGCCGTAGAAACTGGGGGCCGATGGCTTTATTTTAGCGTATCAGCACGGAAACACAATGGGTTCGCCTGATGTGGAACTAATGCCGGAGAGCGGCGTTTAACGCCTGATGTCGGTGTCCCTCCGGCATCAAAGCTCAACTGCCTGGGCTCTGCGTTCTTCCGTTCGCAGAGCCTCTTTCTTGACGGCATTGAAACATGGAAGAGCAGCACTTCGACGGCTTTCGCTATGGACTGGCGGCCCTTCTTCTGCGCTGCCCACATCTTCGTCCCTATGCCCATATTGCACACTGGTGGACGGAAGATATCGAGGAATATGGTGACGCCGTCAGGTTCCGCGACAGGTTGCGTGCCGAGGGTGACAACAAGGCGCTCCTGGAGGAATACGAGCAAATCTGCATCGAGCTTGAGGAGGAGATGCAATCCTATTTTGGCGCCTCCGGCCACGACTTGCCGTGACAGTTCGCTACCCAATCCACCGCCATGCGCGTATAATGGTTGTTATGCCAATGACGCTCATCTTGGCATTCATGGAACGACATCGGGCACCCTCCGCCTGAGGTCCCACTGGCGTCCTGTCCACCGGGATAGGATGCGTTGAGGGGTCAGGTTCTCGACAGCGATCCCCTGCGTACACCTAGCTGCTGAGCCTTCCCCTCGCTTTTTCAAGGTGGACCTTGGTCCGACTAGCGATCCCGGCAGATTGGCGTAACCTGTGCCTGTCCTGGTCTCGGACGAGTAGGACAAGAAAAGGGAAGCCGTTGCTCCATCCAAACCCGCGAGGGCTTCCCTTTAGTTGACTTCGGCCAAGCCTCATTGGCTCTTGCTTGATTGTGGCCAAGTTTGTTCCCTCCTATCGGGCGATGACAGCGACCGCTATGCGACGGATGACGTCGGCAAATGTGACACCCAGCGCCATGCTCCCGATGCCAACAACCCCGATCGCACCTAGACCCATCAGTTTCCAACGCTTGACGTCATCGGTGACCGGACGCATTTCGGAAATGTCCTCCTGAACAGCGGCCACATTCCCTTCCACCTTGCCTACGCGATCGACGAGTTGATCCATGCGCTGGTGCATACTTGCTCGGCTAGCGTCTGACTTCACTTCTGATGCACGGAAGGCGTCTCGGAGGTTGCGCACTTCTGCCAGAACTTCGCCCATCTGCTGGTGTAGCCGGGGATCAAAATCAGTTGACGTCAACGTTGAGTCCTCACTTCCGGCACGCGGGCTGCTGATCGCAGGTTTCATTGTGCGCAGCGACCTGTTCAGCGAACGGTCGATCGTTGGCAATGATGAACTTTCGCGTTTCCGACGATGGCGTCAGGCGCTCGAAGCCGGCGCCGTCATTCGCAGGTGCCCGTGTCACGCACCCATTGACCACGAAGCTTACGGCACAAATCTCCATCACTAAACCTGCCCACCGCTTCATTTGTCACGCCCCGTTTCTTGATCAGATCCATCGATCGCTGCAAGGCCGCAGAACGCTCCGCGACCCTACCCTCTTGCTTGGCGGCCGGCAGCCACCACACCGCATTGATGATGATCAGTGCCGCGCCGGCGACGGCAGCGCCGCCGATCGCGGCCACTGGCAGTTTCAGACTGTCCGGGAGCCACGCGAACACCGGCCTAGCCCTCGACGGCCGTGCGGATGTCCTTCACGGCCGCGATGATCGAGTGCCGCAGCAACAGCGCCAGCAAGAACGCGACCAATGCGAAGCCGCCGATCGCGAGGATGGTCCGCCAGTCCATGCCACCGAGGAAGCCAAGGCCCGTGCTCAAGCCGGTACCAAGTCCGCCGATCCAGCCGAGCAGGTTGAACTTCTTTTTCACTTGCGTTTCGACGGCGGCCGGCACGACCGGCTTGTCAGCCACAACCGGCGCTGAGACAAAGCCCTGCGCCGTCGTCGCTCCGGACATCGCCAGCAGCTCCGAGTGGAGCGCAGCACGCGTCTTCGGCCCGACATCACCGTCTGCGACCAGACCCTTGGACGCCTGAAACTCCCGGATCGCCGTCGGCTTCAGCCCGAGCATCACCAACGTCAGACGCGCAAGGTGCAGGACACGATCGTCAAAGCCGTTCATGCCACCGTTGATCTTCTTGGTGATCATCTCGATGTCGCCCTGATCAGCGAGGCGATTGAGGTTGCGGCTGTCCCAATACCAGAGCGGCACCAGGCCTTCCCATGGGTCTGTATTGACCAGATCCGGATTGGCGACGAAGTTAGGCGGGTTAAGGCCCTTTTCTACGCACCAATCGTAAAACGCCTGGTAGTTCGCCTTACCGGTGAGCTGCATGCCGGTGCGGCCCATGTACTTCTTGCCGTCGCCGTCAATCGCCGGCGTATTGCCGAGATCCGTGCGCGTGTCGTAGCGGGCCTGCACTGGCGTCGGTCCCCAGATCTCGCGATCATATCGGAAGTCCCCACTTTCATGCATCAGCTGCGCCAGGTACTGCACGACGCGGTGCACCCGATCCATGCCGAAGTCGTCGCGATACCGATCGAGCGACACGAGGACAGAATTCATGTTGGTTTCGTTGATAGGCGTGAGAGCGGCCACGCGGATGTGCTGAGCCGTAACGAGTACGTTCATTTGAAAGCTCCAAGTTTTGATGAAAAATGCCGTCGCCGACAGTGCGCTCGGCGTTAGGCGTGCCACAATTGCGCTGACGTGCAGTTATTGAAAACGGATCACCGGGCGGGACGGCGATCCGGCGTCACCTCAGCCAGGCCAGACGACCGCATTAGCCGCTGCCTCAGCGTCCGAAGCCGTCGCTGCGGCTTCGATCGAGGCCTTTGTGCCGAGGCGGGCAGCCTCGATCGCGCTGCCGATGACCTGCCATTGCAGGAAAGCGCCGCTAACGATAGCGGCGACCTCCCCGAGCGTCGGCGCGGTAATCCCGACCTCCGCCGACAACAGCGGAAAGTCCGATGGCTCTGGCGTTCCCCCAGCTTCGAGCGCTGCAAAGTAGCGCTTCGCCTCGTCTGACTTCTGCTGGTAGGTCATGGCCTGCCCAGCGCCGCCGGTGATGTACTTCAGGCGCTCTTCCTCCGCTGCTATATCTATCACAGCTTTCAGACGCGCCTTTACGTCGGCGAGTGGAGCCGGTTCCGCCGAGCTGTCGGCAATTTTTCCCCAAACCTTCGGAGCCATATCCGGTTTCCTCTTATGAGTATTGCAGGACGACACCGGAAGCGATGATCGCCTTATTCGTGAGAGACTTCAGTCGCCATTTCATCGACGTGCCCGAAGGTTGTCCGCTTATCGACGCCGAACCTTCGTACATCTTCACGCCACCGAATGACGGCATTGTCAGCGTCATCGTTACCGCCGTCCATGTCGCGCCGCCGTCGCGCGAGACTTCCATTATGAAATCCGTTCCGGGCGTCAACGATAGGAAGTCGGCAAGTTGAAGCGCAACACGCGCGTTAGCAGGGGTCGATGTGGCGGTATAGTTGACGGATACGAGCGTCATGTTGTTTGGCTGATATGTTGTACGCAACGGATGCGCCGCTGCCGTGTCTTCTGTCCAGCCAGAAATGTTGTTTCCGACAGCAACGTCAGTCGTTTGATACGCTCGCGACACCGTAATGACATCAGTTGTTGCACCGGTCCCGGCGAACACGGCACCCAGATATATTTGCTTCCCGTCGAGAGGAACAACGTAAGGAGTCGGAAGTTGGTAGTCATACCACCCGCCGCCCGGATGGGTGAATGTGTACGATGCGATGACGTCATAAACGCCCGGAGACACACGCCTAGTAATCTTTATCGTTTTGCTACCCGCCAATGCCGAGTACAGCCCGACATGCGTAAGAGTGTAACCCTGAGTCAGTGTGAACGCGCGATTTATGAATGTATATGTTACCGCCCCCGACGTTGTTGTTGCCGGTGAGGAGATTTGCGACGGGGAGTATGGTGAAAAACGGTCGTTAGCACTGTCGTACACGTAATTGAATGAACCGTTTGGATCATTCGCGTATGCCACAGATAGCGGCGTGAAATTGGCGGTGTACCTTGCCGTCTTAGACACTCGATATTCGTCGATGTAGCCAACAAAAAGCCCCGCGCCCGTATAGTCGCAACCAATCCAAATCGCTGTAGGCGGGGATAACAGGTTCGTCGAGTCCGCGTAGTCACCACCCTCTTGTACACCGTTTATAAATAGCCTGGTGGTCCCGGAGGATCGGCAGACGGCTACATGGTACCATGTATTGACAACAAGTGTCGTTGTTGACGCTATGCGCCCCGCACCGCCGACGTAATACTGCAACTTTGAAGATGCATTAACGTAGATGACTACATTATTTGCCGCAGACGTCTGTCGACTTTCAAACAACATACCACTAGCGCCGAGCGTAGTAGGACGAATCCAAAAATCGACGGTAAAGTCCCCCGTTCCGAACGTGAAATCAGAAAGACCTTCGATTGTTGCAAGATATGTGTTTGCGGTAGCGTCCAAAACGAGCGAAGCGCCGCCAAACTTAGATTGAGCCGTGCTTAGTTTGGCTCCTCCGAAGTTATACCAGCTTCTAGGGATAGCGCCGGAATCTGGAAACGATATGGAATTATTAGCGCCGTCGAAATGAAGAAGTGTATAAGCGGCAGGGTCAAGACCGCCCGCCGTTCCATCCGTGATGCCCGTCGTATCGTCAAACGAATCCGCCACGCCGCCAACCATGCCCATGCGCTGGCCTTTCAGGTCGGCAATCTCGATTGCAAATACCGCGTCGTTTTTGCCGCCCGCGCCCGCCAACGCATTGATCGCAGCTTGAACGGTCGCGGGCGCGCCAGCAAGGTTTGCAACGCTGTTGTCGAAGGAGACATCGAGCGCGCTGTAAGCCAGCAGCGTTTTGACCATCGCCGGCGTCAGCTGCTTGACGAGCTTGCCCGTGCCGCCATTGAAGGCGACCAGATAGCCGTCAGTGACGCCACCATTCGGGCCGACGACATCGCCGGTTCCGGTGCCATCCGTTCCCTTGATGGCCATCAGCGACCAGTAGGCGTTGGACGTGGTCGGCAACGACGGCGGTGCATGGCCGGTGGTTGCCTGAAGGGCAATCCAGGCGCTGCCAGTGTCATAGACACCGTCATTCTTGGCGTACACTGTCGCGCCACTGTACACACCACGCCAATTGACCAGCCCCGTGTCACCAACATCGCCCTTATCGCCCTTCGGGCCTGTGCCGTAGGAGAACGGACCAGCCCAATCAGCAGACGTTGCCGATGCCTTCACGTAGAGTTGCGGCTGCGTCACACCGATGACGACCAGGTAGGAGAAGCCTTTCGCGCGGTCATTGTAAGATGCGCGGCCGGCGAGATCGCCGCTGGCGTCAAACTTGAAGACGGTACCTGTCGCAAGTTCCGCAATCAGCTGCGCCAGCGTGTTGCTGTTGGTTGTCAGTTGCTGCAGATACGCCGTGTCGCGAATGATGGCGTAGTCGTAGGTGCCAGATGCGCCGACCCATTCCGTCGCGGCCGTGATTTGCGTATCGCTGTTCACCGACGCAATCGGCAGCATGTTGCCCGAGGCCTGAGGTGCGACGATGCCGCCGGCGACGAGCGAAATTGCCCATGCCGTGCCGGCGCCGGTGACCACGGCAGAGCCGTTCGTCAGGGTGATTTGCCCCGTCGTGTATGCAGTCGTCATGTTGTGAAGTTCCTTAAGCTGGGATGCCGAGGATGTAGTAGCGGATGCCGATGATCGGGGTAGAATCACCCTCATTGACGAGATTGCTGATCGAGCTTCCGCCCGACAGGTATCGCCTCGCTGGAAGTCCCCTGAACGTGTAGAAGCGCGCCTCGCCTGCCGTGAGTCGGCAGTATGTTGAGCCGCCTCCCGTATAATATTGCTTGCCGGTTTCCGTCGGATCGACGTAGCCGAACAGCGTGTAAGGCGGCCGCACACGCGACGAGAGATTGCCGGTGAAGCCACCGAGGTTGACCCCACCTCCGCCGCCATGGACCGTCATATACTTGACGAACGGAAAGAGGCCGGTCGTGTCGATCGGAATAGCCCATTCGCGCGCGCCGTCTGCCTGCGCGGTGACGTTGATGTAGCCTTCAGCGATGAGCTGCACCATCGGCCAGCGGCTATCGACCATGACGTCCGCGAGACGCGGCGGATTGGATGCCCCAGGGCGGAGGAACTGCACAACATCACGAGTGCCATCGTTGAATTCGCGCCACACATAGTTGCCGCCACCTACTGGCGAAGAGTCGTCTTGCGCATAAACGATGAAGCGCGCCCGCGCCGCTCCATAGGGATTTGACAGCACCAGGTTCGCGCCGCTGAAATAGTAATCGGCCCCATACTCCGTTTCCGATGAAAGCGGGTTGGTCGGGTAGTAGACTGTCGAGCCCTGATAGACGATGACATCCGCAAAGAGGTTGCCAACCGCGCCGGCACCCAAATTGCCAAGCGGATAGACTGTCGTTCCAGATGGCAAGGCGATGTCGGCCGCTGCGATGACCTTCGCGGATCGCGCCGAACTGTCGAAATAGAGCTGCGATGGCGTGGCCGTGCGAGCGTCGTAACCGGGTTTTGAGGCGCGGCAAAAGTCGCTGGTGATCTGCACCTGAACCTGCCCGGCGACAGGAGCCAACGGCGGATTGGCAATTGCCACGCTGTTGCCGGGAAGGTTCCAGACGACAACCTCCTTGCACGATTGAGCGAAGAGTGAGGTGTCAAAGAGAGAAGCCAGACCCTGCGTCATGCTGAAGTTGGTGGCGAAGGACGTGCTCGTGAACTCGCTTAGCCAGCCAACTTCCATGTAAGCTGGTGTAGTCCAGTAGGCGGATCGATTGTTGAAGCCGATAAACGCCCGCGTCACACGTGCGGCGTAGTAGAGGGTATTCGCCTGGTCCTTCTGCTTCACCTCGTAGAGCGGGACGCTGTATTCCAAGCTAGTGAAGAACGATGATCGATAGAACAGCTGACCATTGTTGCCGACGAACGAGCGGTGGTATTTCGCGAAGGTATTGACGTTGCTGCCACCAGGAGTGAACACCTCTGCAGCCCCCAAATAGGGCTGCGTATCGCGGCCAGCCGGCCGCATCGTCTGGTACTTGCTGTTGTACAGGAACTTGTACCGTTCCGAATCCGGCGTATTGACAGGATCATAGGCCGCGTCCTTCATGATCTTGACGCAGCCCGCATCCTGATAATCGACACCCACATGCCAGCTGATCGCCATTAGCCGCTCTTTACCGTAATGCCAGTTGCATTAATTTGGACCTTGCCGTTACCGAGGCTGATATCAGCGGTCCTGACAGAGCCGATATCGGCGACCGCGAGCTTCGCCGTGCCGCCTTCAAAGACAATTGCTGGCGTCTTGTTGCTAGGATCACTGCCGTCGATGAAAACGACGCGTTGCGCGTCCAATGCGATCTCCGAGGTCAATGTACCGGCATCATTGACGACCCGGATGTACAGACCGGAATTCAGAAACGAGTCTCCGTCCCCAGCGCGAACAAGTATCGCGACTTGAGCAAGAGCGCCCTCAGGGTCAGCCGACGCTTCAAACTTTATCAGACCATTGGCGAAGTTTTCGCCAAGCTGCGCGCTCAGCTCGGTCGTCTGCTCGGCAATATTGACAACGTCAGAGCTGAGAACGAGAACCTGCTCGCTGAAGGAGGCGCCGGACACTTCAAGCTTGCGTCCGATCGATTGTGAGACGCTGCTGGTGATCTGATAGTTCTGCTGGATCTGGACGAGCAGCGACTCGGTTCTGCTCATCGTATCGTACAGGTCTTTGAAAACCTCCTTCACGTCCTGGCCGATATGCGCGAGATCGGCAATCAATTCGGACGCAGCAACATAGGGCGTCGTGACGGGAAGCCACTCCGACCACTCCGTTTCGCGGTTTGAGAAGGGAATAAACTTTCCACGCGCCTGGTAGTCGGTGTTTCCCTTGAAATTGGCGTTCAGCAGCCAACTGAATGGCGAACCGTACCGCGTCGAAGAACTGTCGAAGACGATCGACAGATCTGCGGCGAGACGGACCTGAACCCAGACAAATTCGACATCATCCTGATCCGGCGAAGCGCTAACCCGGATTGTTGGCCGCCATGGATCGCCTGCAGCATCCTTCAGAACATCCGGCTCAACCTGCCACCCGTACATCGGTTGCGGAGGAGGCGTGATCGTTCCGATCCAGCCATCCGATGTCGGCAATTCGAAATCGGTGTCCCAATCATAATCGGAAGGATCGATTTCCTTGAAGGTCACAAGCTGATTGAACGTCCGCGCCCCTACAATCGAGGTAACGAGGAATTTCTTGTTCTCGTAGCCGTTTCGATCCGATGTCCAGGCAACAACATCGTTCGGCTCCAGCGCGTAGGCGTCTGGCGGTAGATGGAACTGGTGCGTTCTAAATCGGCGCGCATCCTGGACCGCCGCCAACATCAGCCGCTGCACCTGGTTGGCGTAGGGTGACGTCTCGAAGGCGATGCCGGCAGGAAGCCGGTTGTCGTCGTCTTCGATCTCCATCACATCGGAGTAACGGGCCGGTGCGTCCTTCGTAGCCCACTTTGCAGCGGGTTCCGGATAAGTCGCCTCGACAGCATTCACGGTATCGACGAGGGTCGGAAATGGCGTGAATGTCTGTCCCTCCGTGACAAGGATATCGTCGTCGGTGAAGCTGTAGACGGCAGCGCCTGGCGCTCCAACCAGCAACTTGAATATGCCGCCGACTTCGGCAAGGCGACCGTTGCAACCTTTTCGAAGCTTGTCGATTGCCTCGATCGGTCGTTCATTGCCGCGAAACTCGTACCCGGCACGGTAAGCCTTCTCGGTGCCGCCGGCACTGAGATTGACGAGGGCATCGCATTCGTTCGCAGCCGCGATCCAGTTGGAGGAGGGAAGCCGGAAGGCAGGAAGATCCTGTCCTCCATAGACCCATTCATCGCCATAGTAGACGCCACGGATGATGTTATAGATCAGGACCGCATTGTTATTGCTTGGCTCCCAAGTCGCTGGATCAGCCCAGCGATGCGCGCCAGATCCACCATTGGTCGAGTCTTTACGCACGTCGTAGAACCGGACGGACCCCGTCTCGAAGAGAAACGACGGCGCGCCATTGATATAGATGTCGCGGTTATAGCGCGCGGTCATCACCGCATAGGGGCAACCCCGCCCGATCATCGTGCTCGTGAAGGGGCGCTCCGGATGGAGGCCGAACTTGTCTCGCAGATAGGGATCGGCAACCGTTTGTGTGCCGTCCGCAAACCTGATCCAAAGGTAATCGGTTCCACCGCGGCGATACTCCAGAACCGGGAAGCCGAGACCACCTGGCTCCGGTTCGGCCCAAAGCACGGTCACCCTATCGTCATTCACCCATACGCCAGGTGTGCCGCTCGTCGGCATATTGCCAAGCTCGATGACATCGACGAGGTAGGCATTCGGTGTCTTCCCGTCGTTTCCCCATGTGCCGCTATATTTGCGCTTTCCAGCGGTCGCGGTCGAACCTCCCGTGAAACTAACGGGCTGATCGTCTCCCATCTGGACCGTGAGCGAGGTGCCGGGATCGCGCGTGGCATCGTCGCCGTTCTTCTTCAGCGCTTTACTGACAAGCGATAGCCCGTAGTTGACCGCGCCAAAGAGCGCGAGCGAAACGATTTGCCCCGGAATGGTCGCAGCGAAAGCGGCGCCGAAGAGAGCGATCGTGACGGGCTCGGCATGCACAGGTGTAGCGGCCGCGAAGAACGCGGTCGATGCCAACAACCATTTCGAGAACTTCATCAGCCGACCTTGAAAGCCCGTGTTGCGTCGAGGAGGTCGACGGTCCCGATGCCGTCGGGCATCAGTACGAAGATGCGCTCGCCGTTTACGGCGCCTAGCGCGAAGCCGAACGAAGTCGGCATAGGAACAGCGGCGATATCGCCAACTCGCGCCTGCGAGACGTGGTCGTGCTCAGGCACGATCGAGGCCGCTAGATCAGCAAGGCTGTTGAAGCCATCATTGCGCATGACGCGCAGTGCTCCGGCAAGGGTGGTATATCGGTTGCGATAAGGAGCAGCGACATCAATACCGGTTATTGCCCTTACGATGTTACCCGCCAAACCCGGCCCGCAATCGTGAGCGCCCCATGAGAACGGGGTGAGGCGAACCCGGTCGATCTCGTTGGAGAACCGTCGCCGCCAGTCGGGAAGCCGTCTTAGTTCGATCATGACGCTTTCTGCCCCCATGGAATTTGCCACGTGGCAATCGTCGAGGAATAAAGTCCCCATTCGTCGCCGCCGCGTCGCTTTTGCCCCTCGTAGGAAGATTTGCGCGGATTGGTGCGTTCAAGCATGTTGATCGCGTCGGAAATTACGCTGATCGTCAGGCGTCCGTCTTGACCGACCATCGGCGTCTCCACCGGAGCGCCGTCCACCTGGCCGAGAAATGCGATCTCCGGATTAGAGGACAATTGTCGACTGGCGACATCCAAAGTCATCTCGTGGATTTCGACCTTTGCGAGGCGGATGTCGTAGGTTCGCACGAGCTGCTGCGCGGCATCTGCAATTTGGCTCATTTCAACGGTGACCGTCTGCGTCGTTAGATCCGAGACACGCGAAATGGCGCTAACTGCCAGATTGACGGCGCCAACGTACGAGCGCGCTTCAGGAAGGCCGGTGATGCCGCTTATCACGGTAGCATTGATATCCTCGTCACCTGTCCAAAATCCGATTGAAACAGGCGCACCGGTCGCGCGGACTTTGGCTGTGATGAAGACAAAGACACGCGGAACGATCCCGCCGTTGCGGGCAGCCCCGAGCGCCGCGGAAAACCCAGAATTGAGGTTCTTCATTTCTTCTGCACCACACGGAAGGTTGCGCCTTCCGTTCCCATTGCGCCACCTGTGCCGGGATTATGACTCCCCGGCATGATGATGCACTTGCAAGCCGGCTTGAGCAGCCCAACGTTGGCATTGATGCCAACGCCGGCTGGGACGTGCGGAAAGACGCCGAATAGCGGGGCGACACCTGCCTCGCTTGCCGTCACCGTCTCGGAGACCTCAAGGAATGCGTACCGCGTCGGGCTGCTGCCATACGTGATCTGCATCTTGTCCCCAAGGGTAAGCACGTAGCCTGCCGGCAGACCTTTAAGACTGAGATTTGCTCGGTCTGCCGCGACCGAGTTGACCTGCACATTCGAGGCGCCAAGAAGCGCGCCAGCCGGATCTGATTGCGGATACTTTGACAATGGATCGTAGAGAAACAGCGCCTCTTGCGATCCGTGGAGCTTTCGCATCAGGGCGGCGACCTGCTTCATCGCGTCGTTTCCGCCGCGCTGCAAGGCCACCGTCCCGATCCAGAGAGGTGGAGCAAGCTCAGCCTGCCAGACCCGACCGTCGCCCGAACCTGAAAGCTCGTCATTGCGCTGGATGTCCCATACCACCGACAGCACATTCAGCTTGTCTGCGAAGTCAGTGACACCATAGGGATAGGATACAGGCATTTAGCGGCGCCTTGGATTTTTGTTGATCTGCTGGACCCTCGCCGGCATCTGCTTGTCATAGTTGGAGACTGCAGCAGTTGCGGCAGAGGAGCCTTCGCTCTGAGCCACGCTTTTGATGTAGGCTTTAAGATTGCCCTCATCGTCGACCGACACCCCAACGGTTATATGAGACGCACCGCCACCCTTACCGGCGTCGCGGCTCGCGCCCTGACCCACAACCCCGCCACGAGCGCCGATGCGAACGATCTCAGGCCCGTTCTCCCCGACCAGATAATCATGCCAGGGATCAACGCCACCGCCGACTGCTCGGCCGCCACCAAATATCGATCCAAGCAGACCACCAGACTTCGATGTTCCAAACATTCCGCTCAGCGGGCCATCGCCGAAGAATAGCGCTTCCGCGCTGGCCTGTATGAGGCGATTGATAAAACCATCCAGAGCCTTGTTGCCGGTTTCGATCTCTGGAATGACGTCAGCGAACGACTGTTTGAGGTTGTCGCGCATGAAATCGCCAGCAGCCTTGGCCTCGCGGTAAGCCTGTTGTTCCTTGTCGATCTGCGCGACAAGGTTGGCAATCGTCTGCCCCTCCACGGATGCGGCGTCGACGTTGGCGCGGCGTTGCAATTGAAGCGCCCGCTGCTCGGCTTTGCTCTTGCCGACCATCGAAACTTCATCCTCCAGCGACTGAATCACTTTTTGGATGTTCTCCGCCTGGCGCTCCTCCTCGGACTTTCCAGTTCTAGTTCGTTTCGGCCCGCCGTAGATGTCCTCGTTGTTGAGGCTCTGGTTTCTGAGAGGATTGGTTCCGGGAACCGGCACAGTTCCCGGTATAAAGTTGCCGGACGAGTAAATCTGTCCGTTGTCGGAAAACAGCGGAGACAACGTGCCGAGCGCCGGTCCATTCTTGCCCGTGGTGAGCGCGTTCAGCGCTTCTGTCCTGAATGCTTGCGCCTGGCGAACCGCGCCTGCTATCGTATCTGTCAGTCCGGAAAATGCCGTCGAGAAATCGGAGACTGCCGGTATGCCGGTCTCGTTCAACGCGCTTGCGAGCGCGTCCTGAACTTCCTTCATTGCGGCTGTATTTTCTTCGCCTGCCTTCACACTGGCCGACAGTTCGTTCCATGCACTCTGGAGCGCCAGGATCGTTGTATCCTCGGCGCCAGCCTGGCGAAGATCTCCAACCAATACGGCAAGTTCATCATTCAAGGCAGATACATCGCGCCGCGCTACATCCCATTGCTGACCAGCGAGGGCATCCGTGGCCTTGACGAGGTCGGATTGTTCTTTTGCGCGCTCCAGCTGATCGACATAGTCCTTGAGAGCCGGAACAGCATCGCCCCAGCTTGCCGCAACAGATGAAATGAGTTCGCTTTGCTTTTCCAGAACCGTGGCGGCATCCTCGCCGTCACTGAGGAGGCCGCTGAAATACTGCACCGCCGCGCCGCCAACGGCGATCAGGCCGATGGTTGCTAGGTTGACCGGTGAAAGCAGACTGAGAAAGGCGGCGCTCAGAGACCGTACCGCTCCACCTGCACCCAACGGGCCAAGAACCTGCCCGATTTGCGACCCTTGCTGAAGCGCGATGAGGAACGGGCTTTGGCCGCCAGACAGCTGAACGCCGATATCATTGAACTGTGCCGCCAAGTTCGAAACGCTGCCCTTTGCGACATCGATACTCTTGGCCGCCTCCCGGCCAGCCGCGCCTGCCTTGCGACTGAAACCGTCAGCATTTCTGCCCGCCGAATCGAACGCCGCGCGCGAATTGTCGTTGCCGACGATACGGAACATCAGATCGGACATCTGCGCTGTCGACACGGCAATTCCTCTACGCTGGCTTGGTGAGTTCGAAAAAGGCAATCCAGCCGTAGAATTCCTCCTCCGGCATGGACATCACTGACTGGATGGATTGATTGAGCCGGGCCGCGAGCGAGTAGATCACCATCAACTCGCTATCGCCCTTCAGCCGTTTTTTGCGTCGTCTACCTGCTTGTCGGCTTTGACCGGTTCGCCTTTGACGAAGCCGAGAATGACGGCTCCCACGCGCGAGACAACTTCGCTGTCTACCTCGTGGGTCAAGGCGTGCTCGTCCATGTCGTCGAACAGGCGCTTGCCGTCCTTGTCGAAGGCCTGAAACAGGATGGCGCGCACGCAGGCGGTATTCCCATCGACAACCTTGCCCTCCTCGTCGCGCCAGACCTTGCGGCGCTGGGCAACGGTCATGGCGCCATAGAAGACGCGGAGCGGCTTGCCTTCCGCTCCCCATTCCGGCACGTCGACGGACTGCCTGGTATGGCCTGTGAAGTGCGCCTTTGCCTGAGCCAGCGCACTCATGCGGACACCGTGTCGATGTCGAGCGCGCCGTTGCCCTGAAAGTTGAAGGTGATCTTTACCGGACCCTTCATATCGGTTTCGACGGGCACGCTGGTGACGGTCGCCGTGCCGTTGAAATACTTCTTGGTAGCGACGTCACCATCCGAATAGAGGCCGAGCGAAACCGATGCCCCGACCACCAGCGCAACTTGACCCGTTGCGTCGGCGGGGTCGTAGAGGGCTTCGACCGAACCAGACCAGCCGGGAATACCGACGAGATGCGTCTGCCAGGCGTCGCCCATGACGGTGGTGTCCGCGACCTCGACATTCTGATTGATCGACCATTTTTGCACGGCCGCAACGGCATTCGCGCCGATCTTGACCTTGCCGTTCTTTCCATGATGCACAGCCATGGCGTTTCTCCTTAGAGGGCTGTTTCGGGATCGCTGTTGCGGGTGAAAACCGTGACCTGATAGGTCATGGACATGACGTGGAACGTCTTTTCGCCGTCCACCGTCATTGCAAAGGTTGCGCCGCGATATTCGCTGGCGTTCGCGAGGCCTCCGAGCTGCGGATCTGCCGCAAATTGCCGCTCGGCATAGACCGCAAACTCATCGTCAAGCGCATCGGCCTTGGTGACCTCGTCGCCTTTGGCAACCACATCGATGCGCAATCTTATGGAGCGCTGCTGGACGCCATCGGTCGTGACGTCTTCGGACGCCTCATCGGACGTATAGACAAACGCCGCGGCTACCTCCTCGCGCGCCAGAGGTCTGGCACGCGAAGCAAATACCTTGCTACCGCAGAAGGAGCTGCCCTTCAGCATGTCGGCAGCGAAGGCGCGGAGCTGCTTGCGGATGTGAGACATCAATCTGGCTCCTGCAGCCGCACCACGGTCATGCCCGTGCCGTCCGGCTGGAATTCGAGGACGCTGTAGTTTTTCTCGCCGCCGATCTGGCTGGTGACCTTCACGAGGTCCTTGTGCGCGGCGTCGGCGGGAATGTCGCTTGATCGGATCGTGATCTGGATGCGAGCGCCTTCTGCCTCAAAGTCGAGGTCGCCGGCGGACAAACCGAGAAAGGTGTCGTCGAAGACGCACGCGACCGGAGGCTTCTGTCCGGACAGGCTCGTCCAGACAGCGACCGAGCCGAACTCGTCGGGATTGACGAAAATCAGCCGGTCGTCATCCGTTTCGACTGGCATCAGGCGCCAACCGCTTCGTCATAGGCGGCCTTTGCGGCAGCCAGCTCGTCGGCCTCGGAGACGACGTGCCCGCGCTCTTCATCCGTCAGATCGCGATCGTCAGGAAGGCCCTGCTTTTGCAACGCCTCGGCGTACGCCTTTTCAGCGCCGTCAAGCCTTGCTTCGAGGGCATCCAGATCGTCCACGGCGGCATCATTGGCCGATGCGACCTCTGGTTTTCTCGCCGCCGTCCTTTGTTGCTTCTGCTCGGCCGGGACTTTGGAGCTAGGCGTTAGATTGGTCGCGAGGTGACGCGGCAGATCTTCCGGCTTAACCGCAAGGTCGACTTCCTCACCCTGCTTGAAGTAGAGAAGGGCGATGGCGCTGACGGAGCCCTTTGCCTTGTCAATAATTTCGAGGGCGTGGCGGCGGGCGTCGATCTGCTGTGCAGCGAGCCTCAATTGCTGACCGACGCCGAACTCAGCGAACCGGCCGGTGACCGTGTACTTCATCGAGATATCCTCTTCATGGAAGGAGGCGCGCTCGCGGTGGAGCGCGCGCAGATCACGCGTGAAACCGCGCTGTTACTGGAAGGTTACAAGGCAGGCGAGCTGCCAGTAGCCGTAGCCAACGTTTCCGGACCAATCGATGCCGAACAGTTGTTCTTTGTTCAGCTGCTCGTATTCGGAGCCATCGCCGAGGGCGACGACATCAGGCACGCCCTCTTCCTGGAGGATGAATGGTTTTGCTGCCTCGTCGGTACGGAAGAGCGCGATTTTCGTCGTCCAGTTCAGTCGTGCGTTGGGAACGACATCAATCGTGAACTTGCCCTTCAGCACTGGAAGCGTGTTATTCGCGCCGCCTACGCCGAGTAGGGCGGTGACGGCTTCCAATGCCGTTCCCAGCATTGTGATGGGAACCTGAAGCTGGAATTCGCTCGCACTCTGATTGGTCGGTTCGCCCTTGTCATCTTTGACCGACATAATCTGCTGGATCGCCTTGACGACGGCCTTGCTGAACTCGGCAACAGTCGGATCAGCCGGCGCCGCTGCAGTCGATGTGATCTTATTTGACTGCGTACCGCTGGCGCCCTCGGCATGGTCGGTGTCGAAGAAATACTGGCCATCATAGCAAAGCGTGGACTCGCCGGCGATGATGAGCGCCGAAAGCAACCGCGCCGGATGGTCGTTCGCACGATCGGCGAGCTGATTGACGCGGATCGCGATCATGCCGAGCTTATCGCGGCGCATATCCTTGGACTGGATTTTGATGGAGCCTTCATAATCCTTGTTAGAGATCGTGAAGCTCACTTCCGCCAGTTCGGCCGGCTGACGGCCGCCGATGAATTCGCGCAGCGCCGGCGCCGAACCAAGCCAGGCGTAATTCTCGATCGCCTGATCGGAGGTGATACGCATGGCGATGTCATTGACCCAGGCGGCGGTCCCGGTATCGAGGCGCGCTAGGACCATTCCGAGCACGCCCCGCGTGGTGATTTTCTGATACTGCTGTGGAAGCATGGTTTTGCCCTTTCGAAGCCGGAGCCGCGCCCCGTCGAAGATTGAAGTTCAGGTTGTCAGGATGAATGAAGCTCGGATCAGGCCTGCAGCGCAGCGCGTGCCAGAGCCGCATCGAATTCGACGACGCCGACGCCGGTCGATACCCAGCGAGAGACGTAGCCGATCAGGCTATTCCCGGCCGCCGTCAGCGTGAACGTATCGTCATCGCTGGCATAGACGGCCGGGCGATCGTTCGCGGTGATGGCAAGGCCCGCAATCGGCAGGACGATGTTGCCCTTCTTGCGGAGATTCACACCTTTGGCGCCAGCAGCACCCCCCGAGTTGTCGATCGTTTCCATGGCAAAGCCGATGAAAGGATCGGCAGCGACCAGGGGACGGGCGTAGCCAGCGCCGTTCTCGCCAACCGCCGCACCCTGGTAGATGATGTCGCTGGCGATGACCGGATATTCCTCCTTGTCGCCCAGCTGATAGTCGCGCGTCTTGGACGCCGCGAGCGTCGTCATCGCCATTGTTCCAACGACGTCGTGAGGCATCAGGGACGCGACGACATGGCCCGCGTCCGCCGGAAGTCCGACGACAACGAAGGCTGCAAGCATGCAAACGGCGGCGAGGCCCGCCGCAATAAGCAGGGTCTTTTTCATGGCTGTTCTTTCTCTGAGAAAATGGCGGCACGCCGCCCGCTGATTGGAAAGGGATCAGGTCGCCGTTCAGGCGGCCTTGCGCTTCATCGTCGCGACATAGGATTCCGCAGTCGGGAATTCGTCCTGCAGCTTGGGCGTCGCTTCCCATTCGGCCTTCCAGCCCTCGGCATTCTGCGGGAATTTCTTCTCGCCGCCGTCGCCGCCAGAAAGCGTGCTGGTCACGCCGGCGGCTGCATTGTCGAGCTGCTGCAGACCGGCAAGCCGTTCAGCATTCTTTGCCTTCTCGGCAGCGAGAATCTTGGTCGCCGCTTCAGCAGGCGTGGTCTTGCCATCGGCCTTCATGGCCTTGACCAGCTCGTCGTGGCCGGTAAGGCCGGCCGCCTGTTCCTCGATCCCGATCAACCGATTACGTTCGGCCTTCGCGCCATCGATGGCGCCTTCCGCGCGAAGGGCGGAAGCGAGATCCGGATGCTCCGCCTTCAGAGTTTCAAGTGTCAGCATTGTGGATTCCTTTTCGGTTCCGGCTTTCGCGGTGGCGGAAGCCGCGATGAGTGAATTCTCCCGACGGCCCGCCAGGTCCGTCAAAACTTCTTCAAGCGATCCGATTTGATCGACGAGGCCGCGCTTGAGCGCTTCGGCCGCGGGAAAGACCAGACCCTGCCCGTAATTTTCGAGAACGGTATCCCGCGTGACGCCGCGATTGGCGACGATGCCCTGAATGAACAGCTCCGCGCCATCATCGACGATTGCTTGCAGCTCGGCCTTGCCCTCTTCACTGTCGCGCGTGAGGCGTTTGTTCGGGCTTTGCTCGGCAACCACCTCGACGACATTGGCGCCAAGGCGCGTCAGAATGCCCTCCATCTCGACATAGCGGATGAGCGCTCCGACCGAACCGACAAGACCCGTCCTGTTGGCGATGATCTTTTCCGCTGCGGAGGCGATCCAGTAGCCAGCGCTGCAACAAAAATTGGCATGCGCATAGACCGGCATCTTTTCCCGCAGGCGGGCAATTTCGGTGGGCACGGAGTCGACGTTGTCGACCATGCCGCCCGGTGTATCCATGTCGAGAATACAGGCCTCGATATCGGGCATGGAGCCGATGAGACGCAGATCGCGAACGATTTCGTCATATGACCAGTATTGCCAACTGAAGCGCGAAACGAGCGGACCGATCACCGGAACGATGGCAACATTGCCGACGCGCGTGGCGAAGCTTCCGTTCGCGATCGGGGTGCCACGCCGATTAATCGACACGACATTGGACGCAGCGGCAGGCGCCGTTGCATCGCGGGAACGAATGGCGCGAACGGTCTGCAGCGACCCCGCAATAGCATCGGGACGAATAGCCCAGGGCGACAGACCGCCAGCGTTGCGTCCGCCCATCTGCTGCATAAAGCCCTGAACTGCCGCTAGCAAAGCAGGATCCATGTTATTGCTCCTCGTCGGTTGTGTCGGCGGGCTGGGCGGCAGCGCCAGGCGCAGCGGCGGTAGGCGCTGTCGCCAGCCCGTTTTCCTGCGCGAGCTGCTCCTCGATGCCGAGCTGTTCGAACTTGCTCTCAAGGTCGCCGCCGGTGCGCTCCTGAATGATCTGCTGGCGCGTCTTCGTCCGGTTGCCGATGTCGATCGTGTCGGCCTCGGCATCTTTCTTCGGGTCGAGCGAGATTTTCGTCTGGCCATACCAGTCAGATTTCAGCCAGGCGGCACGGATGGCAGGATCGTCGAAGAACCCTTTTGCCTGCAGCCGGCCGGTTAGCACCGCTTCCTCAATCACCCACTCATAATAGGGCTGACAGAAGTTCTTCACGAGCCAAGCACGCTCGCGGCGGAAGGTCTGCCATGCAATTTCGAGCGCGGCACGGCTGGCCGAATAACTCGCCATGAAGTGTTTGATCAGCAGTTCCACCGGCATTTCCAAGGCAACGCCAATCTGTCGCAACAGCGCGAGAGCGAACGCATCGAAGTTCGGGTTCGGCCTGTTGGGGTCGGCAATCGTGATATCTTCGCCTTCCGCGAGATCGACGATCGCACCAGCACCGAGATTGACCTCATCCTTGCCAGATGCCCCATCAGTCGCACTTGATGGCAGCGGGCCGGAGGTCGCATCCGGAGCCTTCTTGATGAAGACGGTAAAGAAGGCCGAGATCACTGCCGCCTGAACTTCGGCATCCGTGTATTCGCCGAACTGCTTCAGGATCTCGATGACGGGAGCCAGATACGGGATACCTCGCGCCTGATCCGGACGAAGGCGCTTGAAGAGGTGCAATACGATGGGCCGGCCGTCGTTGTAGAACGCAGGCACACGCCGCCATGTCATGGCCTTGCGGAATACGTCGCCGGGGTGCCGATCGCTCACATGGTAGGCGCGAACGACGCCATCCAAGGTGGTTTCAATTCCGGCCACCTGCGTGTCGGTGTCCATGCCATTATTCGGATTGGAAATGCGATCGGCTTCGATGATCTGCAACTTGGAGCCGTAGGTGTCGCCGGGGTCTTTCCTGTAGCGGCGGATTGCAAAGACATCGCCGGATTCGTCCGCCGACCCAAAGACCAGCGCCTGCAGCTCGTCGAAGCTCTGCGCGCCTGTGAAATCCGCCGTCCAAGCCGCCAGCTCAAACTCAGCCTTTGCCTTCCGGTTCCATTCACGCGCTTCTTCGACGCTCAAACCGAGCGCCGCGCGATCAATCTTGGGATAAACCTTCAGGCCCTCGCCGATAATGTTGGTGATGCGGGTCGCAATGGCGCCGGTTGCAATCGGCACGTTGCGTCGCAGATCACGGGAGCGCGCGCGCAGGGTCGGCAGATCAGGCACGCTGTCCTGATTGGCACTGCCGCCATCGACATTCCAGTTCGCGGTCTGCCGACGGTTTTTCTTGCCACCCTTGTAACCGCCCGTCGTCAGCGCCAGCATCGTGCGCGCCTGATGGCGGCGCAGGGCGCGCGCAGGATCGAAAACAGAAATCGCGCGGTCAATAAAGGACAGAGGCATGCGCGGCGGTTTCATTCGGCAACTCCGTATCGGAGACGGCCACGGCCGGAGGCAGCGGCGCTGAGCTTCTGAACGAGAGCGTTCCAGTATTCGATGCTCTTCTGGATGTCGGCCGCGTCCGCCAGCGTCAGCGAGCGGCCGGCGATCGAATAGGACTGCTTGCGCGCCACAGCTTCGGAGGCCGCCAGGTAGGCGTCCAGCTGGCGTTGCGCCTGATCGAGGGTGATACCTGCCATTTATCGGATACCTTGCGAGCGGACGCGCCGGCCACGGACTGGCGCTGGATGGACAAGTTCTGCCTTTGCGGCCTCGCCTTGCTGGCGAACCGCAAAGGAATTTTCATTGGCGGGACGCGCCCAATGCGGCGGGTTTGCCCAATCGATCTTTTCGCCCTTCAGGACGATGACCAGCGCCTTGCCGTAGACGGACAAGTCGAAAGCTTCGTTCGGCAGGCCGCTCTTCCGTCGCTCCCATCCGGACTCTGTTTTCACTTCGGCGGTCATCTCAGCGAAAACCTGCGCCGGCAGATGCTCGCTGAGGTGATACTTGCCGGGACCGGGTTCCTTGCGGGTCACGGCCAGTATGATTTCGTCCTTCACCTTGTCGGTCCCGACGAAAACGAGCTTGATATCGGCGATGCGCCGCCCCTTCTGCTGAAGGATCTTTTCCGGTTCGACATAGCGGGCGCGATCATCGAGCCGGGAGCTACCCTTCGCCAGATAGACGCGCTGGCCGAGACCTTCCTTTTGCATCTTGCGCAAGAACCGATATGCGTTTGGCGTCACGCCGGGACGGCCCGCAGAGTCGATAATCATGGCAACCGGCATCAGCGAAAAAGCGCTGTCAGCGACCGGGTAAGCCTTATGCAGAATTTCCGGCAACTCTTTCCAGTCTTCGAAATACCGCGCCGGATCGATAGCGCGGCGCGCGTTGCCCTTCTCGTCACGCTGGCCACCAGGTGCAGATTCCGGTGGCTGCGCGATATCGAAGCGGTCAATCAACCAGCGCTCTAGGCCTTCGCCCCAGGCGTCGACGTGAACGACAAAGCGGTTGCCCTGAATGTCGATCTGAACCGTCAGGAAGCGGGCCTCTGCCGGAACGATCTTAAGCGGGTAGCGCTCCGCCAATGCCCGCAACGTATCTTCCGAAACGGACTCGCCGATATTGCGGACGAGCGGCAGGTAGGCCTTTCCCTGATCGAGCGTGATGGTTGCCTTGAGTGCCTGATCGTCGCCAGTCGCATCGAACGTCGCCTTGGCCTGTAACTGGCGGAGCACGAGCTGCTCCCAGTTCTGCATTGCCGCGACCGGCCCTTCACACCGATAGGAAGCGATATCCGTTTCCCGAATCCGGGGATCGTCGATCTCACAGACCTCCTTGCCGTCGCTCATCTCGTGAAGCCAGATACCAGCCTGGTTGCAGGCGTACTTCTGATCGGGCGGAATGCAGCAACCATGCGGGCAGACCATTTCAACGGTTCTGGCGCTTTCGCCCGGTGTCGCCTTGGTCTCCCATTGCAGCATGTCGAATTCCGGCCGGAACGGATCGCCGCAAGAAGGGCAGAACCAATAGAACGCGCCACGCGTGCCGAGGTTGTAATCGCCGAGGCTGCCGCCGCATGGCGGGGCCTCGTGAGGGGTTTCCGGCTTCCAGTCATCCGAAAGGATTGGTCGGCCAGGTGAGCTTTCCTCAACCAGCATCCCCAGCGAACCGGCATGTTGTGTACGCTTGCGTCCCAACGTGAAGGGATCGCCTTCACCGTCGATGTCATCCGGCATGCGATCGCGATCCGTCAGGATGACAATCGGATATTCGTTCTGCGAGAAATAGCCGATGACCGGCCAGCGGATCTGCAGGTTCATGTTTCCCGCGAAACGCTTCTCATGAATGTTATCGGCTCCGCGCCCGGTCATTTGCTTTGCAGCAAGCTCTCGGTTTGCGCGCAGCATCGGCGCCAATTTGCGTTCGGAGAACTGCTTGGCACTGTCCTGCGTCTGGCAGACGACCAGCATGTCGGATGGAGCGCAATCAATCCGGTGGCCGATGACATTGAGCACCAGGCTCTCCGACTTGGCTGTACGGGCTGGCCCAACAAACACCACGGCACCATACTTGCGGGACGTCACCATGCGGGACGGCTCGGTCATGTATGGCGCAAAGTCGTTGCGCCAGAGCCCCTGATACCCCGTCGTCGCCAGGCGCCGCGATTGTTCCGCCCAGGTCGGAACGTCGATACGTCGCGCCGGCCGCAAGGTCGGGAGGCGGTCGAGAATGATATCGCCGGCATCGGCAAATCGAGGTGCCACCGCCTGCGGAAGGAACCGAACCCATGCAGGCGCACTAGGCATCGAACAGGCCTTCCTTTGCCACCACGGCCTTGACCGGACGCGCAGTCCAGAACTCGGCAATGCGCCGCGCCATTTCGTTGACCAGTTCATCGCAGATGTCGACGAGAGCAGACGTCGCCTTTGGCGACAGTGCTTCCTTGCGCTCGATGCGGTCGGGTGCGCTTTCCAGCGTGTCGCGGATCATCCCAAACAGGTTGTCTAAAGCTTCGGCTACGTCGTCGCGCTTCAGCAGCTCGTTGCGCTCGCGCTGAAACCGTTCCTGCTCGATCTGCACCGCGAGGATCTCGCGGCGCGTCTTCGGGTCGAGGGATTCTAGGCTGTCACCACTAGAGCCGCCGACCAGCGCCAGGCGCATCGCCGCCTGCGCCCGCTTGACCTGATCGGAGCGAAGATCTTCGTTGGCCTTCCAAGCCTGCCGCCATGCCCAGCAATGGGAGAGCTGCAATTCATAGGCCTTGCCCTGCCCACCGCGCTCTTTGACCGGCATACCCTTGCCGATCCATTCCGTGATGGTCGGAAGTGAAACAGCAAGTGATTCAGCAAGCTCTTCCCGCGTCATGACGCAGTCGATCGCACCCACCGGCAGCGGATATTTCGCTACGAGGCTTTCGATCTGGTTTTCGGTGAGTTGCGAGGTGTTTTCGGTCATACCTGTAGGGCGACAACAACAACAATGGCAAAAGCAGGCGGGTGCGCGCGCTGCATAGTCACAAAGATCGGGGTTCGAACTGCCTCGCGGGGCCTCAGATCGCTGGAAGGACCCACCGCCCCTGGCGACCGGGCCTCTCGGCTCTCAATCGCGGATTCAGCTGTCTGAGGGCATGGTCCATGTGCTCAGCGGGGCGTCCATGCCCTGCCTCGACCTATACCCGCGCTGATCTTCGATGCCCTTCATCAACCGCAGTTCGAAGTTCAACGGGAAGAAGGCAAGGGCACGATCCATACTGATGCCGAAGAAGTCATACCGCTTCTGATAGGTCACACCGGACACGAAGATGAAGACGGGCTCGATCGATTTCCTGCCCTTTCGCCGCCAGATACCGCGCCGCAAGGTGCTGCCCGGTTGGGGTACGAAGTAACGATTGCGCGCGGATCCTGCCCGCTTGCGGGAGCGCTTCGTCTCCCATTGCATCGCGTCCGGACCTGCCGCCAGCTGAGAGAGGATCGAAGTAATCATGCCCGGCGAGACGTTGCCATAGGCATCCAGCGTTAGACGCGATGCAGGCACAGCGTACTCATTCGACCTCATCACGCCACGGCGTATCAGCCAGGTCTCGAACGCCTTATGCGGGCGATTGCCGCCGTCCACCTGAGGCATGAGATAATGCTGTCGACGGCGGTTCTGATCCTTGAAATAGACACCAGCCTCAAGGTCGCCGCGGCTACTTGCCTTCAAGACACGAAGGCTATTCAGCGTGTATCGGGTGGGCCTGTCGAAGACGATCGGGATGATCATCTGATGATAGTCCCTGATGTCGTCGACCGTGTCGTTCAACGCCTTAGCCGTCGCGAATGGGATCTGCCGCTTGTAGATATCCTCAAGATCGGCTGTCCATTGCTCGATGCTGGTCTGAAACGAGAAGCTCATATCTCTTGATACGAAAAAGGCGACCCCGAAGGCCGCCTCGCTCAAGTTCGCAATCTCATAGCTGTAGCAATGACCCTGAATCAGCACCTCAGAAGAGGCTTTCAAGGCGGGGTCTGCCCGGCATACCCGCGTGGAGGTTTCCCTCACTCCCGGCCCATTCTCGTTGGGCGGGTCAAACGCTTGCTCAGGATCAGCAGATCATCCGAGGCAGATTGAAGTCACAACTTCTCAAGCAACGCAAGGGGCGTCGTAATCGAATGTTCAACGTCCGCAAGCCGCAGTTCGACGATAGCTTCGACCCCGACCGGCGCCTCACCACGCCTCAAACTAAGCTTGCGGATCTTCGCAATTCGTCCCGAATAACCGATGAATGGCCCCTCTTCAAAGCGGACCATATCGCCCTTCGCAAATTTCTCCGAATGAACTGACGAGCCTTCAAGTTGGCCTAGCAAGGCTTTGAATCTTATAACGTCCGCATCGTTTATCTTGTGCGGCTTCTCAGAGCCACCGACGAGGCCGATAACGCCGTCGACACATCTCAATCCCGAAAACGCAGCAGACGACGGAACGACCGAGACGAGAATGTATCCGGGCAATGCAGGTCTGCTTCCACGGTTTACCACACGATGACGGATGACCATTTTGCCACCCTCGACCGTCGGTAGGTAGGTGTGCACGTGCTGAGCCTTCAGCGCGCTTTCCACAGTCTTCTCACCTCCCGTCATCGTGTGAAGGACGAACCACTCGCGAATCCCAGGCTGATTCGCACTCGCCATGGAAAGCATCGTCGATTTGATTCGCCGCAAGTTGGCGCTGCGCTCCAGCGCCGGCATCAGGCGGTCCATGTCGACCTTGTCGGCCATCGTGATTTTACGCTGCATGATCATTGTCCCGCTCCATTCCGAGTTTCGCTGCAAAACGGGCGAGCGCCTGCTCGACCGCATCATCCAATTCAACCCACTCGCCGCTCACGATCTCCGATGGCGGGAAGCAGAGATATTCAAGCTTGAATTCCGGCCATGCCCAGCCGCGACGCTCGTGCATACGGCGCCACGCGTCGCCGAGGGGGCTATCGATCTTGACGCTCCGGAAGTCGTCGGCCTTCGCGACAATCGCCGGCGAGATCTTTGTTCCACGGCCGGCTCTCGCGTTTTCGTACATCTCGTACACCCGCCGCCAGCCATGCCGCAGCCGGTGAGACGCCAGTTCCTGCAACGCCGCTTTCGTCGGACTGCCTCCCTCGTCGACCTGATCAGCCACCATCTGGCTAAGCCTCGACATGAGCGGCAAAGGCGCCATCGGCTGCAGCTGCTCAGCCAAGCGAAGTCCGCACCACGGTTTGGTGAAGGGTGCGGCATAAGCTGCCCTGCCGGCATCAGCCGGAGCTTCTGTCGGCAAGCGCTCCCATGCCCGTTCCGCGAGGTATGTGGCGCCAGCCTTGAAGATCGTCCGCGCCGATGCCTTCACCGCAGCGATGTAGTCCGGCGTCCGCTCCTCGCAGGCCTTCCGCTGCGCTGACGTCAGTCCCAGCCATTCCCGGCGGACGTTCGCTTCGCTGTCGCTGGTGTATGTCGGCCAGCCGGCCCACCACTTCCGCAATCGCTTCTCCAGCGCCTTGGGACTTTCTTCCTCTTCCCCGTCACGCTCGCGCTCTCTCTCTTCCGGGTTAGGGGGAGTGGTTAGGTTGGAGTAGTTAATAGGTGCCGGTCCAGAGCCGGCAGGGGGTGCCTGCCCAGAGTCGGCACCCCCTGCCGATATACCGGCAGGGGGGGTGGCCGAATCCCGCGTGCCGGTAGGATCATTTTCCTCGCCGTCTTCGTCGTCCCATGCAGAATTTGCAAAGCTTTCCGGCTCGCGATCATAGATCACGCGATAGCGGTGCGCGCTGTCGCGACCATCCGGCGAGGTGACGATGCGTTTCTCGATGACGCCCATGTCAACAAGGCGATCGAGCGATGCCTGAATCGTCGAACGCGAGCAGGTAAGCTCACCGGCCATCTTCACCTGACTGCGCCGGCACCAGCCATCCTTGTTGCTGGTATGCCGGCCGAGGAGGCAAAGCACCTGCAGATCCTTGCCCTTCAACCGTGCGTCGGTGACGATCCAGCCGGGAATGATTGAGAGGCGGTAATGAGGGGCTGCTGTCATGCAGCCACCTGCTCGGACGCGACGCCGCCCCACTGGGCACCGAACGCATCGGCGATCCCTTGAAACGTCTCGGAACGCTTCTTCCAACGATCCGGCCCCGGCGAGGCCCGATGCACCTTTGACCAGCGCTTGTGCTCGTCAGTGCCCTTTGCCGGCGGCGTCAATCGGTTCGTCGGGATGAGCAGCGGGAGCCCGCGAAGATAGAGTGACGTCGCCTTGAAGGCGGGATCTCCGAACCACCACGGCTGCACCGTTTGCGCCGGTGGCTCGTAATTTCGGATCAGCTCCTTGGCATACTTGTGCATGATCGGGTTTTCGACGCAGACGCGCTCGATCGGCGCATTCCAGCAATCGGAGAACAGCGACGCGCCGTCTTCCAGATCATTCCACATTTCGAGTTTCGTGCGCCCCGGCGGTGGCGTTGTCAGCCACCGCACACCGGAATTGCAGAGCCGCGTGCATGGCGGATGCAATACCGCCAGCAGATCCCAGCCGTCGCCCAATAGGTCGCGCACATCGCAGACGATATGCCGATTGCTGCCGTCGTCGGCAGGAAGCAGGTCACAGGACCACGCATCATGGCCGCGATCGGCGAAGGCGCGCCGCACGCGTCCCGACGTCTCGCAGCCGATAAGAACTCTCATCGGTTTCATACTCATTCCGCCCCCTCGACGCTCGCACGCGCCGCCGCTCTGAGATCCTGCGCCGCGATTTCCGCAGACAGGACGATTGTGTGTGGAAGAGAGCCGTCCGGCAGTCGCCGCGCATTGGTCAGCGATTGGACCGCTTCGAGATAGCCGACACCCGCAATCAGCCCCGACTGCTGGAGGATGCGGCGAATGTTCATATGCTCGCGGTTGATCACCCAGTAAGGGCACGCAAACAGCCATTTCGCGCGCTCGTCATGCGTGGTCGCATCCGCCAGAATGTCGACGATGGGCAGCATGTCGCTCATGCCTCCTCGCCTTCAGCCGGCATGTAGTCCTTCCAGTCGACGCGCCGCATGATTGTCGTGTCGCCGTAGCTGCCGTCGTCCTGCAGCTCCCAGACGAACCAGGCTGTATTCATCCGGCTTTGCGCTTCCGGGCCGTCCCACCCGTCGCGATGCATCATCGGCAGACGGCGTTTGAAGACGAGCACGCGCGCTGGCGGGTTGTCGTCCATCGCAAAGTTGCGTTCCGAATCGTCGAAGCCGCAGACGAAGTTGAGGTTGAGCAACAGCGCCATCTTGCGAGGGCGATGGACGCGGAGTGCATGCGCCACATAACGGTTGAGCAATTCGCCATAGGGCGGATTGGTGACGATATCGGGCTGGTCGGGATCTCCCTCGCTTTCGAGGAAGTCCGCCACTCCTTGCAGCTCGCCGAACCGGTCGGCCGTGCCGTAGTCGACGAGGTCGGCAATGATGACCGTATAGCCGGCCGCTTCCATCATCTTCGAGATCGCGCCGCGCCCGCAGGACGGGTCACTCACCTTCGACGAGAACTTCTGCAGCGCCAGCAGCGTGTGCATGGCCTCGGGCCCGGTTTCGTAGAGATTGTGGCCGCGCTCTTCCTTCGTCGCGGTGGACGTGCCGACCGCAACGCGCAGATTGGCGCGAGAGGGTTCAAGCCCCGCCTCGATGCGCGCACGTATCGCCCGCTCGACGAGGCCAGGCTCGCGGCGTTCGGCGGCCGCAAGCTTTCGCGCTTCATGAATTTCCTTGCGTGAAAGCCCCGCCTCCTCAGCCGTAAAAGCGTTCTCGTCTGGAACGCTTTTTTTCGGCCTGCCCTTCAGGGTTTTGCCGTCGGAAACCGCGCGGTCCCATTCGTCCGCGATCAGGATCGTTGCCCGCGCCTCGATCAACAGCGCCTCGCCCTGCAGGCGTCGCGCCTTCTGCACCAGCCGATCCTTAGCGCCAACGCGCGCCGCAAATTGCGCTCCGGCCTTCGCCTGGTCATATGCGCCGGACGCCAAAAGCCGCGCCGCCATCGCATCGCCCTCGTCGAGGAGGGCCCTTGCACGCTCGACGACCTGCACGAGCCCTGACGCATCGTAGGTCGAGACATCGGCAAGCGCCTTCAGTTCTCCAACCGTCGTCTCGACGGATGCGCCGCCAGACGAAATGGTCACGCTGACATCGTCGCCGGCCTCGGCGTTCTCGGGATCGTAAGCCCAGCCGTTGAATACCGCCCTCGCCTTCTCGGTCGAATACCAGAGATCAGCCTTGACCTTGTCGCGGGAGAGGAAGCCCTTGCTGTTGAGCGCGCGCGCGGCTTTCGACTCGCGTTCCGCACCAGTGACGACACTGAAGTCGTTGGCAGGATCGAGCGCGCGCTGCATGAGGCTCGCCTGCGTCGGGCCGAGCTTTGGATAGTCGGCCATCACTCGCACCTCATGAGGCGGAGAAGATAAGCCTCACCCTTCGCGGTCATGGACACGAGATGCGGATCGTCGTCGAGCCGCACGAGATAGCCACCCTCAATCGCAGCGCCGACGCCGCGCAAGTCAGCATCCAGCGAAAGCGGATACGCCCGGCGGTTCTGCCGGGCGTGGAGCCGTACGCGATACAGGAGGCGGCATCCAGCACTGTTGAGGCCGGGATCGGTCACCATCATTCTCCGACCACCTTCAAGCCCGCAGCTGCACCGCCCCTCGCCTTGATGACGGCCAGCGAGGCACGAAGATCAGAGGCTGCACGCTCCAAGCCACCAGCTACGCGATCGACGGTCGTTGCCTCCGAAGGAGTAACCTGCCCATCCGAGATGGCGATGGCGATGGCATTGGCCAGTTCCGCCGTTTGCCGCATCAGTTCAGCATGCGAGGTCAGCACATTGACCTCCGCCTTGCGGGTTTCATCCGGATCAGTCAGTCGTCGTCCGTTGGTTTCGGCGAGAACGGCTGTCACCAGCGCTTGGCCACAATCACGTTCAAGCACCGCGATCGCGCCAACCGACATCAGATCCGGCTCCGCACCATTGTTCCAGCGTCCGACCTCGCTCTTGGAATAGCCGGACTTGTCGACGACGCGCATGATGCCGCCGCAGCGCTCGATAAGATCTCGTTGGGCCGCTTTTACGCGGAAGAGAAAGGCATCCATGTCGGTCTCCGAAAGGCAAAGAAAAGGCTTTCCCGATCCGGGAATTTCCGGCGGGCTTTCCCGTGTTGGGAACGGTTCAGAAATGCGATGTTCAGTCCGTCAGCAGATCACGGAGGTCCGCATGCCTGGACGAAACATGGAAGAGAAAGCGCGCCGGAACGCGGAAGTCGGGCAGTCCGGCGCGAGGTGGCGCGGCGGTAAAAACCGCGCAGGGAACCACGGGAAGTCATGCGGCCTCCTTCGTGCACTCTGGACGAGGCAGAGGACCTACATCCGGCCAAGCGACACCATCAGGCCAATTGTCCGAGAACCATTGCAGAGCACGTTCAAAGGTGCCGGTCGCCAGATCGCCGCCGTCGACAATGTCGTCGAGCTTGGCGCCGCGATTGAAGACGATCGTCGACATACGTTTACGCCCAATGCCGGAGGCCTCGGCGTAGGTATCGGCAATAGTGATAATTTGTTCTCGTAGCGTCATGGCGGCAAAATGCGGTCAAATGGCCGCATATGTCAAGATCAAATAACCGCTTTCCAACCATCTCAATGCGGCTGATAATCCGCACATGGAGAAATCTGTGACCGACATCCTCAAAGAACTCATTGCCGAGCAAGGGCTTACGTGGGAAGCGGCGGCTTTGAAGAGCGGCTTGGAGCGGAGCTATTTTCGCAAGCTCTTCGAGCGCGGAGGCGCATCGCCACGCGGTCAAACGCTCAAAAAGATATCCGATGGCCTTGGCGTTCCGCTGGCGACGCTGCTAGGCGAATCCATCGACATGTCGAGCTCGACACAACCGACCGTACCCACAAATGATGTCCGCACCGCATCTGCCTCCTTGCCACTGCCGATGGAAATGGTGAAAGATGTCCCCGTGATGGGCACGGCCGCCGGATCGCATTTGAAAGGCGCCTTCCAGCTTTCGACCGAGCCCGTAGACTATGTGAGGCGTCCGCATACCCTGATGAATGCTCGAAATGTATACTCGCTTTACGTCGAAGGCACCTCGATGGAACCGCAGTTCCAGCCAGGCGACCTGATCTATGTGCATCCCGATAAGCCGCCCCGATTCGGAGACGCCGTCGTCATCCAGTGCCAGTTTAACGCGCATGGCTCGATGGAAGCGACGATCGGCATCCTCAGCAAGCGCGCGCCCGAAACCGTCACCATCCGGAAGCATAACCCGACCGCCGAAATCGAGATCCCGCGATCGACCATCGTCGCGATTCACAAGGTGCTGTCGATGAACGAAATCTACGGCGTATAGCCTCACCCATCCGTATTGACGCGCAAAAAGAGCGGCGAAGCGATTCGCCGATCACTTAGTTTTTGCCTCACATTTTCAAAGACATCGGCTGGTATGCGGTTAAATAGCCGCACACATTGTTGACAGCGGTCATTTATCCGCATTATTGTCCGCAGCATCCGGTCTAAACTCCTCCTCCCAAGCCGGATCGCCTATCGGGGGCGCGCCGCTGCTCTCTCCTCCTCCCGGAGCAGCGGCGAAACCGGGAGGCGAAGGAGAGCTAAAATGCAGACACAGACCCCCTACCCAGCCGCGATCGGCCGCAACATCGCCAATGAAATGGCAGAGCACGCGCGGGAGCGCGGCGAGGGCCTGACTTTCAAGGACTACAAGCGCCTCGGCTTCACCGACGCCCAGATCATCCGCTACAGCGACGAAGCCGCCGCCATCTACGCCCGCCGCGCGATGCGCCGGGTCGCCTGAGATCCGGTTTCGGTCACCGCTCCGACCAGGAACGGAGCGGGTTCCGAAACGGAAGCGAAAGGGCTCCTCTCATGCAAACGGTCCGGACAGTTCGCCCGACAGCAATCGCGCTGCCGGAAGCGGGTTCGCTTATTCTGCGCGTCACGCGGATGCCTGTTGAGGATCAGCGTCGTGTCGAGTTCGCATTGTTGTTCATCCTCTCGATCGTCCTCCCGATCGCGATTCTCCTCCAGGTGCCGGCATGACAGCACCAACCGCCATCCTTGCGGGCGTCGGCGCAGCTTTCTGCGCTGGCATGCTATTCGGCACGGCGCTGCTAATCGGTAAGCTGCCTAAGGCCATTCGACGCTTGGTCGAGTGGCGCCGCCTGCGCTCGCTTCGCGTCGACGACACTTGGGAAAACTCTCCTTGGAGGGACATGTAATGGCCGAGATCCTCACATTCCCTCCGAAGTTTCGCGTCGTCTCAGACCGATTCAGCCCCAGCATTGAGGAAGAGATCGAAATCCAGATGGCCGAAGCCCGCCGTCGCCACGTTGCGCAGGCGTTCGAACATGTCGCGAGCGCGAACATCGATCTCGTAGTCGCAAATCTCTGCCGCAAGTCCGGTTTCGAGGGATTGACCGACGACACCATGATCGGTCTCGTACACGCGATGATCGATGTCATCGACGCCCTTGGCTGCCGCAACGCCGATCTGCCGCTTCGCCGCACCCTGAACGAGGCAATCGAGAGGATGGAGCGCGCGTATGCAGGCTAAGCTGAAGAAGCTGACCGGCAAAGAGCTTCGCCGACAGACGCTCGATCGTCCGCTTGTGATTAAGACGATCACGATAAACCGCCGCGTCGTCGCCGGTGACCACGGTGGCATTGCCTACGTGGATTTCACATTGCCTTGGGTCTCCATGCACGCAGCCGCCCGTGAGGCCGATCGCCAAGGAGGAGCCCGTGGCTTCTAAGGCAGACGGCGAACGTCTTTCAGCGATCCGCGCCCGCCATGCCGAGGCCAGCACCAACTGGCAGCTCGGCAGCACCGGGACAGAGCTGCTCGCAATTATCGTACCCAACACACAGCCAGTGTCCGTCGCACAGCTGACTGTCGAGTGCGGCTACATCGATCGCGACTTCCTGCTTCATGCCCACGACGATCTGCGTTTCATCCTGGGGCTACTCCAGGAAGCATTCGCCGAGATCCGACGCTGGAAGCCTCGCCAGCAGCAACAGGCAGAGCACGCGCACAAGAACGCCAACTACGCGGCGGAATGCGCGATGAGATCGAATGATCAGATCTTCCGCCGCTTCATGCTTGAAGAGAAGGGCGCGACCGAAGTCAGCGACGCCGTCCGAGTGGATTCGCACATTCGCTACCTCCTGAAAATCGACAGCCGAAACGAATTGAACACCGACGCCGGCGCCCGCAATCGATGGTTCGATCTGCGCGCCGAGTTCGAAGCTTGGAAGAGGAACGCCGCATGACCGACCTAGTGGATCGCCTGTGCCCATACCGCCCGACCGACGAGTGGGGCCCAGCTGTGCACCATACCATCTGCGACGAAGCAGCCAACGAGATCCAGCTGCTTCAAAGGGACGTGGCAATCTTCAATGGCCACCGGCACGAGCTGTTAGAGCACATCACTGCCACCCCCCCACCCGTTCCACATGTGGTGGCGTCCGATCCGGTATGGGAAGAACTCTGCAAGCTGGCGTTTGCCGTTCAGCACAACCCCAATTGCCCTAGCCCTTGGCTTGTACGGCTAGCGGGCAAAGGCTCGATCGACATGAAGCCCTACGGGGACCGGCTCGGCATTGTCCGTCACCAGACCGGTGACAGGCTTGGCTTCGGCAAGACGTTGGATGAGGCTGCCCGGCCCGCCCTTGCCACCGCTTCGGAGGGCTCCGCACATGGAAGCTAAGCAGCTTCATATGCTAGCGCCGCCCCAATCGAAAGGGGCTACGGGGTTAGTTGTCGCGGGAAATCTGGCCGGCCTTTCGCTCCCACGGGCTGAAACCGGCTTTCTCGCGTTCGCTGTTAACGTCAGCCAGACATGTCCGCATCACTACGTCTTTTACGACGAGTGCTGGGGAAAGCCGCCAGTCGGCCGTGTAGGTTCTGTAATGCGAATCCACAAGGTCCACGAGCATCGTGGAGTTGATTTCTTGCTCCTTAAGGCACTTGTTAATCCCTGTGCGTTGGGCTTTCATCCACGGCGGCTCTCCGGGGGTGGATGTTCGTGTCCAGCCATCCATTACGCCGACCAAATAGGCCTCTTGCATCGCTGGTTGGAATTTTTTCCAACTCGCATAGTTGGTAACGAATATCGCGTGTGCAGCGGACGGCACGAAAACAGACAAGATCAATGCAAGCTTAACAAGTGGCCGGATCACGAAAGCACCTCTAATGACGAGCGGCAGGCTACCAGAGCGCGCCCAGCCGCGCTAGATCTTGGCCGGGGTTACCGGACATCCCCACCACCCTTAGAGAGGGAACCTGCAGAAAATCGACCGGAGGAAGAGTGATGGGACGCCGCGCAGTCATCCGATCGACGGACATCACCACTACGCTTGCGGCCCTGAAAGCAGCGGGTATCACGCCATTGGCAATGGATACATTGCCAGATGGTGGCATGCGATGGCATTTTACGCCGCCGGGAAAGCCGGATGAGGACGAGCTCGATCGCGAGCTAAGGGACTTTGAAGAGCGCAATGGTCGAAATAGAGCTTAAAGGCATCCACACCGTCAAAGCCAAGGGCAAGATTTATTATTACGCTTGGCGCGGCGGGCCGGCGCTCAAAGGCCTTCCCGGCTCGTTCGAATTCATGAAGTCCTACAACGAGGCAATCGCCGAGCGGCGTGCGCCCGAGGACGGAAAGTTTAAGTCGGTCATCGCCCACTACAAAACTCATGAATTCGGCAAGCTGGCCTCATCTACCAGGCGCGTTTGGTCGCCTTGGCTCGATAAGATCGGGAAACGGTTCGGCGATCTGAGCATTGCGCAGTTCAATAGACCTGAGAAAATTCGGCCAAGCATCATCCGTTGGCGCAGCGAGTATTCCGAGACCCCTCGCACAGCGGATCTCGCGCTGCAGGTGCTATCGCGACTATTGTCGCACGCTGTCGATCCCATGGGAAAAATAGCGTCAAACCCTTGCGAAGGCATACGGCACCTCTACAGCCAATCTCGCGCTGAGATCATCTGGACTGCTGACGACATCGCTCAGCTGAAAACGGAGGCGTCCAAGGAAGTTGCACTTGCCGTCGATCTCGCAGCCCATACCGGATTGCGGGTTGGCGATCTTGTTCGCCTAGCATGGTCCCACATCGGGAGGGACGCAATTGTGATTTCCACCGGCAAGAGCAAACACAGGAAAGAAGCGGTGATCCCTCGATACGACGCTTTGAACGAGCTGCTCGACCGCATCCCGAAGAACTCGCCGATAATCCTCACCAACAGCCGCAAGCGACCTTGGACGCAAGACGGCCTCGCTAGCTCGTTCTGGACCGCAAAGGTCGAAGCGCACATGCAGGAACGCGACCTACACTTTCACGATCTGCGAGGCACCGCCGCGACAAACTTCTACACTGCCGGTCTGTCGATCCGGGTGATTGCTGAAATTATGGGCTGGGAAGAAGATCAGGTGGAGAAGATTATTCGTCGATATGTCAGCCGAGGTGCTGCGACGAGGGAGGCGATTCGCCAACTCAACGAAGCGCGAGAGAAGAAAACCGCGGCTTCGAAAAGCACGAACGACGAACAGGCGCTGTAA